GAAATCAAAAGGCCAACCCTCAAACTACAGATATGACAAAAAAGACACGCACCGAACCGATGTACCATGACACCCTTGAGAACCGCAGGACCGTCATCGACATTTGCGCATCGTCCAGTGGTTTGACCACCGAACAACTTCAATCAAAGTGCAGGGAACGCAAATACACCCTTGCGAGGGCCGTGGCGGCCAAAATCCTTCGGGAACGTATGCACCTAACACTGATGCAGACAGGGGCCTGCCTTGGGCTTCCTAATGCCCCAAAGCACTATTCAAGTGTCCTTCATCTGCTGTCAATGATGGAAGATCTGCTTTATGTCAAGGATGACCATGCGCTCAACCTGTTCACGGATGTCAATTTCAGGTTGGCCAAAGCCATGACCCACGGGACCAGGGTGATGGTGTACATACCTGACGGGGATGATGGGCAGCTACTCAGGTACCTGACTGATCAGGACTATCGCCATGAGATTGTTGAGTAATTTTGCTCAATGAATTGAGTAAATTGTACAAATGGCTGAAAGACAAGATTTGTCTGTATTTGACTTGAAGAAAAGGGCAATGCTAGAAGCATTGGAACAGACGTTGGGAGTGGTCACACCTGCCGCCAGGATGATTGGCATGACTAGGCAAACACATTTTAACTGGATGAAGTCGGACCCTGACTACGCCGCCGCCGTCGAATCAGTGCAGGATATCGCCCTGGACTTTGCCGAAAGCAAGTTGCACGAACAGATAAAGGAGAAGGACACAATTGCCACAATCTTCTACCTGAAGACTAAGGGCAAGAAAAGAGGGTATATCGAAAAGCAGGAAATCGCCGTGGATGCCACCATCCGGCCTATGATTGTACTGAATGGCCCGACAGACGAAGCAAATTGATGTCAATGCCTCGGTGGTCCGCAACATAAAGTTGCTAGGGGATTCGAACGGGCCAAGGTACATCTGCCATGAAGGTGGTGCCAGGTCGGGCAAGACCTATGGCATCATGCAGTCGCTGATATATCACGCCATGCACCATCCAAGGCTAAAGATTAGCGTGGTTAGCCATTCCCTTCCCCACCTGAAGCGGGGTGCGATGCGTGACTTTTTTGACATCTTGGAAGGATGGGGATGGTACGATGAGGAACAGCATAACAAGACGGATCAGATATATACCTTTCCTGAGTCTGGCAGCTATGTGGAGTTTTTCGGCCTAGAGGACCATGACCGCGCCAAGGGACCCGGTCGGGATGTGCTATTCTGCAATGAGGCCAACCTTCTCAGCAAGGCCCTTTTCGACCAGTTGGACATGCGGACACGGTCAAAGGTTATCACCGACCTGAACCCGTCTGACTTTGACGTGTGGTGTTATCACCTTGCGGACGGTGCTGATGCGGTCAAGATACACAGCACGTACAAGGACAACAGGTTTTTGCCTGACAGTCAAAAGCGCGTGATTGAGGGGTATGCACAGGCAGACCCGATGATGTGGAAGGTCTTTGGCCTTGGCGAGAGGGGCGCAAGCCAGGAACAGATTTACACCCATTGGCGCATTTGCACGGAGGTACCGGCGGGTGATACGTTCTATGGGCTAGACTTCGGATTCAGGAACCCGACCGCCCTTGTGCGGGTGACAATGTCGGACGAAAGTGTGTACGTACATGAATTGCTGTACCAGTCAGGCATCAATACCGGAGAGCTGATGCAGATGCTGCCCGAACTGATACATGACAGGTATGCCGAGATCTACTGCGATGCCGCCGAGCCAAAGACGATTGACGAACTGTATCGATCGGGGCTGAATGTCAAGCCGGCCGACAAGGATGTATGGGCCGGAATAATGAAAGTGAAAAGTTTACCTTTGTTCATCACCCAACAAAGTGGCAACCTACTTCACGAACTGAAAAAATACAAGTGGAAAACCGACATGAACGGCAAGGTGATAGACAAGGAACCTGTCAAGGCTGACGATCACCTGTTGGATGCCATGCGGTATGCCATCTTTACACGAACTAAAACGCCACGGGTGACGTGGGGAGTGATATGACTATACTTGAAAGGCTGTTCGGACGTACTAAGGGGCTTGACCCGAATGTGTCATCCTATTCATTCATTCCGGTCAACAATGGCCAACTGCTCACGCAGTTCGATGCACAGAAGTACACAACAGCATACCAGGACAATGGGGATGTCTATAGCATCGTGTCGTTCCTAGCCCGCAAGGCCGCGAGCATTCCGTGGTATGTTTACAAGACCAACCAAGGCAGCAGGGCCAAGATGGCCCTTGAGCGTTATAAAAGGCTGACCAAAGGAATCGGCCATCCGGGCGCACTCGACCAAGCCATACGCGAGCGCAAAGCAGCGTATGACGAAAACATAATCGCTCAGGACAGCAACACGGCGCAGATTCTTGGCCAACCGAACGGGTACCAAGGGACTGACCAATTTTTCGAGCAGCTGTTCGGCATGCGGTTCCTGACCGGAGAGGGATTTATATGGGGCAATGACGGGAACCTTGACAACGGTACCTTCACGGAACTGTTGATTATGCCATCGCAGTACATGGACCTGGTGGCCGACCCAAATGACCTATTTGGAATATCAGGTTGGTATTTGTCCGCCGGAACGGGCAACATCCCACTGGCGAAGGAAGATGTGATGCAGTGGAAGAGTTGGAACCCGAATTTTGACGCCGTGGACCGTACACACCTTAGGGGTGTTAGTCCTATTAAGGCCGCATGGTACAACTACCTGATGGGCCTTGAATCGGCAAAGGCTGCTAGCAAGCTGATGCAGAACGGCGGGGCAAAGGGCGCACTGGTGCCGAAGGTGGTAGGTGGCACGATTCCGTTCGTGGATGAAAAGACCGCCGCCAACATGCAGCGTGCCTTGCATGACCGGGTGAACAACAACGACAGGTATGGCCAGGTGGCGATGTTGCAGACGCCGTGGGAGTTCCTAAACTTCGGCCTGACCAGTTCGGAAATGGCATTGATCGACACCATGAAGTTCAGCCTGGAGCAATGGTGCCGGGTGTTCAGCATGCCTGTGGTTCTGTTCAGTGCCGACAACATGGCCGACAACAACTATCAAAACGCACTGCGTGACCTTGTCACTAATACCATCGTCCCAATGTGCGCACAGCTAAGGGACGAACTGAACCGGTGGTTGGTTCCGAGGATGGGTGACAAGAACGTGTTCATCGACTTTGACATCATGGCCCTGCCGGAACTGCAAAGGGACATGGAGAAGATGGTCAACGGCCTCCGTTCCGCCGACTGGCTGACCTACGATGAAAAACGCATCGCCATGAACTACGAACCGAAGGGCGGGGCCTACGACACGGCATACGTCACGCAGGGCCTTGTACCGATCGAGGAGGCCAGCATGACCTTGACACCTGAGACCGGAAACCTGGGCAATGTTGGAGGATGACGAGATACGCCAATTGGTGTACATGCGATTCCCAAAGCTGCCGACCGAGCGGACGTGCATGACGGAATATCGGTTCAGGACGGCAGCCAGGCAGGCATACGAAGCGAGGATAAGACGTGAAATACAACGACCGACGGAAATATCACGGGACTTGGATGAGGCTATTAAGAGCCTACGAGAAGAAGTATCTGCCGAGGGTGCTGAGGGCCCTTGAGGGCGAAGCCGACAGGTTCATCAAGGAAGCGGAAAGGGTTGGCTTTGATGCAGCGTTCAGGACCTTCGGGTTGGTCAATGAAAGGCTGTTGACGGTTGTAAACCAGTTGCATAAGGAAGTCGGGGTAAAGTTCGGCAAGGAAGTGAACCGACAGCTGACAAAGACCGAAAAGGTATCATTCTTCAATGCCAATTTCATTCTGAACCTGATTGAGATTCTAACACGTCAGGCCCTCGAACTACTGACGGCCGTGGAGACAACCACAAAAGACCGGATCCTAAACATTCTGACCCGTTCGCAGACTGAACAGCTGACATTTACGGACACTGCCAAGTTGATCACCGAACAGGTGGCATCACCTGAAAGGGCATTGACCATCACCCGAACGGAATCGAACCGGGCCGCCAACATCGCAGCGTTTGAGGCAGCCAAGCTAAAGCCATTCCAAGTGACCAAGGAATGGATATCTGCCATTGACAACCGCACACGTCGATACCGGGAAAAGGATGAATACGACCATGCGGTGCTTGATGGCAGCGTGCAGGAACTTGACTCGGCATTTACGCAAGTCGGACGCACCAAGGGCATACAGGCGGTGGCACAATACCCACTGGACGCACAGGCACCTGCAGCATTTACGATAAATTGCAGGTGTGTCTTAGGCTTTGAGTATAAGCGTGACGAGAACGGTGAACTGATACCCAAAAGATTAGTCTGATGCCAGTAAGAAAATGCAGCAACGGAAAATGGCGCATAGGTGACGGTGAATGTGTGTACACCACCGAGGCATCGGCCAATCGTGCATTCCGGGCATACCTTGCAATGGAGGATGATGAAGACAACCATGACGATGACGATGACAGGAAGGCATTGAAAGAAGAGACATATGACGACTATCCCGAAGCGGCAAGTAACAACGCAAAGCGGGCATTAAAGTACAAGGAAGAGAATGGCAGTAGTTGCGGCACACCAGTTGGATGGACACGCGCCAGGCAGTTGGCCAATAAAGAAGCGCTAAGCCGTGACACAATCGCACGGATGGCATCATTCAAGAGGCATCAGCAGAACAAAGACGTTCCGTATGATGAAGGGTGTGGGGGTATCATGTGGGACGCCTGGGGAGGCGATGCAGGCATTAACTGGGCGATTAGTAAATTGCAGGCGATTGACAACAAAGACGAATCAATGATTTACGGATATAAGAGACTGCAGCAGGATGTCAAGGATGTCGATGTAAAGAAGGGCATCGTGACGGGTTACTTTTCTGCGTTCAATATCGTGGATGCAGATGGTGACATCATCCGCCCGGGTGCGTTCAAGCGCAGCATTGACGAATGGTTCCCAAAGGGCAGGGTGAAGCACCTGTTAAACC